CCGGTTACTGTGTTGATCTGTTCGCCTCGTGAACTCAGAACATTGGATATAATCAATGCTCCTAAATCCTCGGATGCTTTCTTCCCTACGATCAGGGAACCGAAAGCCACAACTTTCAATAGAATGGTACAGTTCCAAAAAAAACCATCATCATTCGCTATCTGCTGCTCTGTTTGTGTTGAAAGAACTACATAAGGACTATTCTGTCCGTAAACTTGAAACTCATCAAATATTTCAACAGCACTTCCTCCGTAGGTCAATGCACTTATCTTGCTATAAAAAGCCGTTCTAACTGCTGTTCCTACTTCCATTATAAATCGTTAATTACATTTACTATTCGCTCTGTTAAAATGGGCATCTGTCTAATAATATTCGGGAACATAAAAGGTGCTGCTGGCATATGTCCTAATCCATTCACGAAAAAACTCATTGCGTACTGCTGTATCTCTGGTGGTAATGTTCCCACATAAGCTGCTGCGTAATTTCCTGTTCCAAACTCCACATAGGGAGCATAAAACTTATTCGCAACGACTGTCCTTTCTAAGAACTTCTCTCTCACTACCGAAATACTTCCTTCCAAACCTGATGAACCCGCTAAATTCTTTGGAACATCTACCCTGGCATTTGCTGCTATCTCCTCTGAGTTAGCATCCAGTTCATCGTCAATTCCTTGTAAAATCGCTTGAGTAAGTTTATCGATAGATCCAATTGTTTTAGAAATATCTATCGTGTAACCTTTAGCCATTTTTAGGACTGATTAATGTTATTTTATAGAACCTTCTTTCATCATTCACCTCGTTAATTGAACCAATCTGCATCGTGTTCAACACTCCATCAATAGTGTACTTTACTTGCATTGAAATCTGAGGTGTGAAATCCTCGTATCTGATATAACACAAATAACCCATTTTATTAATTTCTACTCCTTGCTGGTATAAATCCTTATTATTCCCCGTTGCTTTGATACATGCCCAAACTATTGCTACATCTATAAAACCCTCAACATTTCCACCTGCACCATCAGAAATTAAACCAATGGATTGAAAAGTAACCTGGCGATCTAAATCCCTTACGTTTATCCTAACCATGTCATTCTGCTTTGTCCGGCTAAAGTGTTTTTTACTATATCGCAAACAATAGCTGATGGCATACGAGATCCTCCGATTTGATATATCTGTTCATCACCTCTATTCTCATACAGGAAGGTTACTTGCTGCTTGATGGCTGTTTTGAAAATCTCGCCTTGTAAAGCATCGCAAGAATATTGTATCCTGTACTGGCCACAATTGCCAATTAATGAGCAATTATTTAAACTTGTGAGTTCAAATAGATCATTAATATTTGATGTTATATCAGTCCAATCTTGTCTGTCACCGAAGCGATAAAAAACGCTTGTAATATTGAATACATCAGTTGCCGTTTGTGTAACTGGGCCATAAGGCAACTCTAAAGGATATTGACCATCATGTGAACATTCAATTTGTAGCGTTCTTGGTATCAAAGACCTGTTCAGATATTTCTCAATTAATACTCTGCTTCCAGTAATCAAACTTTGTATCAACGTATCGCTAGCGGAAGTGGTAAGTCTTAAAAAACTCTTTGCATCTGCGAGTGATAAGGGCTCTGTTATAGCATAAGAAGTGCCACTGATTAAAGTGCCTTCATTGATGGTTAAAACAGCCTTGATATTGTTATGTCTGATCATAAGTAAAAAAGGGGAGAGCGATTAAACTCTCCCCGATTAATTATACTGTGAAGTCACCGTAAGTGAACGCTTGAGGCAAGTTTATACCAAGAACCTCTCTGGCCTCGATACGCACTGTGATCAAGTTTCTTTCTACGTTGTCATTGTCTTGTTCGAAGAACTCAACTTTAAGACCATCAGCAACGATGTTCTTAGCATAAGACCACTCACCAACCCAGAACTTGTTCTGAGCCAAGAAAGTTCCTTTATAGATTGGTAAGCCATTCAACATGATAACTCCTTGATCATTGATCATTAAGTTACCAGGGTAAGTGTACTGACCAGAGCCAGAAGCTTTGTACTTCATGATGATTGCATAGTCTTTAGGGTTCAATACTATCGCACTAGGTGTATAGTTTGAGTTTTCTAAAGTTGCAACCTCATTGATTAAACGCTCTACATAAGGAAGACCTGAACCGCTTGCAGCCACGTTAGCCACAGCAGCAAGAGATGTATTGAATATTCCACTCTCAGCAAGTAAAAAATCCCTCATCAATTGTTGTGGTAAATATGATTGTAAGAAAGGCAAATCAGCCAACATTTGTTTAGCGATACGCACATAACCAGAAATGTACTGTGCAGTGTACACAGTTCCTTTGTATCTGTAATCAACTTGCGCTTTAGCCGCACCATCAGAAGCTTGAGAAGCAATTGCACCTTGTGCGCCTGTAATCTCATTGTAGATAGTGTAAGAACCTGTTGCACTTGGAACCGCTTGTACCAAATCACGGAAATTAACTTTCGGTGAAGGGAAAATGCTAAGACCTGGCTCGTAAGTAGTGATTACTGATCCAGTCAAATCTGCAGCAGCAGTCATTGTAGCAGCAGCTTTAGCTTCCATCTGGAAACTTGCTTTGCTTGATTCACCACGACCAAACTTTTGGATTTGATCATATGATTTTTCGATATTCTCTGCGAAAGAAGAACCGAATGATTTAAACTCAGGCTGTATTTTTTTACGGCCCATTTCTGCTTTGTAGTCATTGAAAGACTTTTGCAAATCAGCAGCATCGGTAACAACCTTTGCAAGTTGTGTCTTTGCTTCTTTTGCTTCTAATTCGGCTGCATCTATTTTAGCAGACAAATCAGCTTTGATATTGTCAACGGCGGCCTTTACTGAAGGCTCAACGGCTGACTTAATTTCGTCTGGAGTCATTTTATGAAAGTTTGAAGGATTTAGAAATTGTTTCTTGTAATACCTGCAATGCTTTCATATTATCTGCGGCTTTAGTGTCTGTAATGACGGCTGAAGTGCTTAAATCTTCTATGATGAGCTGCTCTAATTGTTTTATCTCAATCAATAACAGACTATGATCTACATCGGATTTTAAGCCTTTGCGAAGTCTTTTAAATCTGTCTTGAATCTGATCTATTTGTTCTGCCTTAGTTAAGGACTTGAAAACCTCCATAGTTGGAGTTACAGGGTTAGCACCCCAGAGAACTGCTGAACCTTCCCAAAGATTTACCTCTGTGATCTCATTGTATCCCGCAGATTCGTTTTTCTGCTCTTTTACTACTGAGAAACCAACTGAATGCTGGTTAATATCGCCTGACTCATATAATGGCCAGATCTCTTTCCAAAGAGAAGTGTCTTTGTATTTGTTAATACCTACGATATAGTCACCTTCTTTGTATAGTTCTGAGAATTTACCTAATGCAGATTTTAAAGAAGCACTATGATCTACTAAATGCCAAATTTCATTGGTTCCTTGTGGACCACGTTCTTGCATTGTCTTAGTGAAAGCTTCTGGAGTGAATACATCACCATCACGGTCTTTATTGCCAATATGAGCAATTGCTACCTTTACACTCCTTCCAGTAGTATCTACATCAAGAGCCTTTAGAGAAAATGTCTTTGATTGGTACGCCTTTGTCATTCACTTTGTTTTTGTGAATGCTGACGGTCTTTGAATGCGTTGATTGAATAGGTAGACTCGTTTGAATGATGTTCTTTTCGGGCTTAAAAACAGTATTTTTCTGCTTTTCGGTTAATATAATCACCTT